TGAAATGCGTTTTGGTTTCGAAGTAACAATGTACGTATGCAACAAGTAATTTATGTACGTAGATTGTTAGATACAACCGACTGTGTCTAATTTAAAGATCGCGAACTAGGGGCTACTCAGCCCCTTTTTTGTTGTATAATCATGTGAAATAGCGTATGATTTAATTATCTGGGAACAATTGGCTTATCAGACTGCCCCAGCAGACGCATACACGACGGATAAGCTTTAATACTTTGTATGGAGAAAAACAATGGCAACAACAACCTTTTCAGGTCCAGTCGTTTCAGACAACGGATTCACAGGCGCAATTACCGGCAATGTAACAGGTAATGTAAGTGGTCAAGTTACAGCATCAAAATTAGTAGTAGCTCAAGCACAAACAGGTTTAGCAGCTGCGCTAGTAGACGAAGCAAACGCATTAAACACCACAGGTAAAGTAGCAGGTCTACAAATTACAGACTTAGACGACGGTATAATTTACACAGCTACAGGCGACGGTGTTAATGATGATTGGGTCGGTTCAGACGGAACTACATCAATTACCCCTGCAGCTTAATAGGAGATAACTCATGGCGACTAACGGAGATATATGGGCAGTAACCCCATCCACAAGCGCTACCTATTACAAAGCATCAGCTTCTGTTGCAAGTGCTGGATCAATACCACTATTAACTAATGACGCAGGCCCTAATGGAGTAGGCTACAAAGTAAGTATTACTTCAGATGATACAGAGACTGCAGATTTTACAATCGTAGGTATTAAAGTAGGTGACTTAACAGGCAAGTTTACAACTGAGGTTGTAGCAGGTCCTGACACTGAAACAGTTCTATCAACAAATTATTATGCTTATGTTGAAAGTGTAACTATATCCGCAGCTTCAGTAGGAGCTATTAGTATAGGCACTTCAGGTTCATTAGCTTTACCTAGAACTCGCGTAAAAGGGTTTTACTATGTAGCTAGTGGTTCAGCAGGTAGTTTAAAAATAAACTTAAATGGTCCAACAGGCTCAGAACTATTAAAAATCTCAACACCAGGAAGCGCTACGGGTACACAAGATATGATGTTCCCAGGTGAAGGAATTTTAACTACACGCAGTAATAATACAGACTTTTCAGTATTAACTGTTACTTCTGTTACTGATGTGACTTTATTCTGTGGCTAGAAATGGTAACAACTAAGAAAAAAGGCATGGGGATTAAAACTTCTGTAAAGTCGGGTAATTTTCGCCCGACCAAGCAGGGTGCTGGTATGACTAAGAAAGGCGTAGCCGCATACCGTAAAGCTAACCCAGGCTCTAAATTAAAGACGGCTGTTACAGGAAGTCCTAAACCTGGTTCTAAAGATGCCAAAAGACGTAAGTCATTTTGTGCAAGAAGTGCAGGACAAATGAAAGACTTTCCAAAAGCAGCTAAAGACCCTAACTCAAGACTACGTCAAGCAAGACGGAGATGGAAATGTTAACAAAGGTGATGAATCATATGGACGAACCAACAAAGCACGCAATAGATGCAGCTTCTATATTTACTGCCGTAGGCTCAGTCCTGCAATGGTTACCGGAAGTTGCTGCAATATTTACAATCGTTTGGACGGGTATTCGTATATATGAAACTAGCACTGTTCAAAAATGGGTAAATAGAAGAAAAGAAAATGCCACCAAAAAGTAAAAAGCAAGAACGCTTTATGCAAGCGGTAGCAAATAACCCTGACTTTGCTAAGAAGGTCGGAGTGCCTACAAAAGTAGGAAAAGAATTTACTAAGGAGACTAAAGTGAAGAAGTATAAAGAAGGCGGTATGTCAGAAGAAGACAAAAAAATGTTTGGTGAAAAAGAAACAGATTTACCTCCACCAAAAGGATTTAAAAAGTCTGATGATAAAGAGACTAAGCCAAAAGATAAACCTACTAAGAAAAAAGCAGGTGGTAAAATTGGAACAGGTATGACCAAAAATAACTATAAAAAAGGTGGTTCATGTAGTTCTAAATCTTATAAAAAAGGTGGCATGGTTAAGCGTGATGGCTGTGCTGTTCGAGGTAAAACTAAAGGACGAATGGTTTAAGGAGAATATTATGAGACCAATACGAGGAAGAAGACCAGGCATGACAAGACCAACACGAGGTGGAGTAAACCCAAGAAGACCAGGCATGACAAGACCAATGCCAACACGAGTAGGCACAGCGGGAACACCCGTACCAAGAAGAACCGGCAGTGCGTTTGAAGGTAGACCTGCACCAACACCAATGCCAACACGAGGTGGTATGGGAATGAATCCAAGCGGACCTGCACCAAAACCTGCACCAACACCAATGCCAACACGCGGTGGTATGGGAATGAATCCAATTCGTCCAGGCAATACAAATGTTAGAACTGCTAGTCCAGGTATGAAAAAAGGGGGCAAAGTTAAAAAACACCGAGGTGATGGATGCTGTATGAAGGGTAAAACAAAGGGTCGCATGGTATGATGAAGTGTCGCGGTATGGGCAAAGCGATGAAACCAGTTGCTATGAAAAAAGGTGGCTCGGTTAAAGATGCTTGTTACAGAAAAGTAAAAGCACAATACAAAGTTTTCCCTAGCGCGTATGCATCAGGTGCTATTGCTAAATGTAGAAAAAACAAAGGTAAATAATGGCAGTCAGAAAGACAGCTAAAGGTGCTGCACTTAAACGCTGGTTTAAAGAAGATTGGAAAGATGTTAGGACCGGCAAACCGTGCGGTAGACAGAAAGGGGAATCGCGAGGTACTCCGTATTGCCGACCTAGCAAACGAGTGTCAACCGAGACCCCCAAAACTTCGGGTGAAATGACATCAGCTGAGAAGAAGTCTCGGATAGCACAAAAGAAAAGTCTTGGTCAGCCAAAAGGTAAACCAAGAAGAGTAGCACCCTTAAAACGTAGAAGGAAGAAAGCATAATGGCAACTTCAGGAACAGCAACATTTAATTTAGACTTAAACCAATTAGTCGAAGAAGCATTTGAGAGATGTGGTGCTGAACTTCGTACAGGATATGATCTAAGAACTGCAAGACGTAGTTTAAACTTATTAACTGCAGAATGGGCTAACCGAGGAATTAATCTATGGACGATTGAAGAAGGTACGGTATCTTTAGTTGATGGTACATCAAATTATAATCTCCCTGCTGATACTATAGATTTAATAGAACAAGTAATTAGAACAGGTACAGGACAAAACCAACAAGATATAAATATAACAAGAATATCTGCTTCTACATGGGGCACAATACCTAATAAAAATTCTACAGGTCGTCCTATACAAGTATGGATAAATAGACAAGCAAGCCAACCACAAATTAATGTATGGCCCGTACCTGATACAGATAACTATACCTTTGTCTATTGGAGACTAAAACGAATTGAAGATGCAGGTAACGGAGTTAATACCCAGGATATTCCATTTAGATTCTTACCTTGTTTAGTTGCAGGGTTAGCATTTTATTTAAGTATGAAGTTACCAAATGCTGAGATGAGAACACAAATGCTTAAACAAGAATATGAAGAACAATGGGCGTTTGCTTCAACAGAAGACAGAGAAAAAGCCGACTTAAGACTTGTACCTCGTCGGCAATATTTATAAAGGATAAGCTATGGGACGAAAGTATACGTCTGGTAAACATGCCATAGCAGAATGTGATAGATGTGGTTTTCAGTTTAAACTAAAAGAGCTAAAAAAGCTTACAATAAAAACTACAGATACAGAAATTAAAGTCTGTAAAGAATGTTGGGAACCTGACCACCCACAGAATATGCAGGGTATGTACCCAGTGGATGATCCACAAGCAGTACAAGATCCAAGACCTGATAAGAACTTGGAGCAACAAAGAAATTATCAATATGGATGGAATCCAGTCGGACTTAATAATGGACTAGGTTTACCTGATATAGAAGATAATTTAGAAGGTACCGGCGGGGTTGGCACGGTTACTGTAACAACAACTTAGGAGTATAATATGAACAAAGATAGAAAAGGTGCTAAAGTAACATACAAGCAACCTGAAACATACACACAAGATTTATCTTGCTGTGGTTACCCAGAAAAAGATGTTAAGACTGAAGGTGTAGTAACACGCGGTAATGGCGCAGCTACAAAAGGCACAAAAGCACGTGGCCCAATGGCTTAAGGATAGACAATGGCAATGACATATTCAGAATTAGTAGCAGCTGTAAATTCTTACGCAGAGAATCAGTTTACTACTACTGATGTAAATAACTTTATACAACAAGCTGAACAGCGTATTTATAATACAGTTCAATTGCCTGATATACGTCGTAATCAAACAGGTAATACAACTACAGGTAATAAATATTTAACAACGCCTACAGATTGGTTATCTACATTTAGTTTAGCTGTGATTGACTCCAATAACCAATATACTTATTTGTTGAATAAAGATGTTAATTTTATTAGAGAGTCATTTCCTGACACTGATTCTAACTTTTACGGAAAGCCTGAATACTATGCAATATTTGATGAGAACACCTTTATACTTGCTCCTACGCCAGACGACGATTACACTGTTGAGCTTCATTACTATTATTACCCTGAGTCTATCGTTACAGCTGGCACTAGTTGGTTGGGTGACAATTTTGATAGTGCTTTATTCTATGGAACTTTGTTGGAAGCAGCTACATATCTTAAAGACGAAGGTGATATAATACAAAATTATAATCAAAGATATTTAGAGGCTATGGCTTTATTAAAACAATTAGGCGATGGTAAAAATAGACGCGACAGTTATCGCAGTGGACAAGTAAGGTACCCAGAACAATGATATTAGACGGAATAGATTTTAAAGTAAATACAACATCTGGACGGGGTTTTACTCCTGAAGAATTAGCAGAGCGTGCATTAGATAAAATAATGTATGTGAGTAAAGATGCAAACCCTTTAATTAGGGAACAAGCGGAAGTTTTTAAGGGGCATATTAAAGAAGTATTAATTAAGTACCTTAAACAAGCGGTGCAGTCTGACCGCACAACTTTGGCAAATAAACTGCGAGAAGCAGGACATTCAGATTTAATTAAAATATTGGAGATATA